TGAAAAGAAAGATTCATCACAAGAACAATTAGAAATTCAAAAACAAGACTTAGCATTGCGTGCTAAAAAATTAATGGACGAAATGAAAATGCATCAAGACAAAATGGATTTACAAGAATCTAAAATAATGATTGATGATGAGAATAAAGATGAAGATCGTAAATTAAAAGAAGCACAAATGGCAATGGACTCAGCAGAAAAATTAACATCTAATGTTGACAGCATTATAAGCACAACTATAGGAAGACAATAATGGGATTTTTTAGTTTATTAAAATTAGGAGGAAGAATAGCACTCAAAACTCCTGCAGGAAAAAAAGCTGCAAAAAGTGTATTTAACAGAATTAAAATGAAAGATGCTAAAAAACTTATTTTAGAACCTGCCAAGAAAGCAACTAAAAAGAAAGTTAAAAAGAATTTACAACCTGTCAAAGATTTAGGCAAAGGCACAGCTACAGGAACAGTAGTTTCTAGTGGAGTTAATGCCAGAAAAAATAAAAAGAAATGAAACAAAAAATTAGAACAGTTAAGAAAGTAATTAAAGGTTTAAAGAAAGCATCGAAATCGCATGCTAAACAAGCAAGAGCTTTACAGGGGGTAGTTAAAAATGGCAACAAAAAAGTCAAAAAGTACAGTAAATAAGGCTGGTAATTATACTAAGCCTGGTATGAGAAAAAAGATTTTTAATCGTATTAAGAGTCAAGCATCTCATGGAACTGCTGCAGGTCAGTGGAGTGCTCGTAAAGCACAAGCATTGGCTAAAGCGTATAAAAAAGCTGGAGGAGGATACAAATCATGATAAGTAACATAAAAGATAAAATCATGCATTACTGGTCAGACCATAAAATTGGTATGATAGTGATTGCAGTCGCTGTTATTATTATAATTGCTATTGTGTAATGGCATTAGCAAAAAGTCAACAAAGTCTCAAGTCGTGGGGTAAACAAAAATGGCAAACGAAGTCTGGCAAGAAATCAAGCGTTACTGGGGAAAGATACCTCCCCAAGAAAGCGATAGACAGTCTAACGTCTGCGGAGTATGCGGCCACGACAAGAGCAAAGCGAAAAGGAACAAAAAAGGGCAAACAGCATGTGAAACAACCGAAGTCCGTTGCAAAGAAAGTAAGGAAGTATAGAACATGAGAAAAGAACATAAAAGTAAAACAGGTGGTTTAACTGCGGCAGGTAGAAAGTACTTTAAAAAAACAGAAGGTGCTAATCTAAAAGCTCCTGTTCCTAAAGGTAAGAATCCTAGAAGAGTTTCATTTGCTGCAAGATTTGCAGGCATGAAAGGCCCTATGAAAGATGAGAAGGGTCGCCCAACCCGTAAGGCACTTGCACTTAAGAAATGGGGTTTTGGTTCAGTAGAAGCAGCTCGTAAGTTTGCTGCAAACAATAAGAAAAAGAAATAATGCGTAACTACCGTAAAGAATACGATAATTACCATAGCAAACCTGAACAAAGAAAAAAACGTTCATCACGTAATAAAGCTAACAGAATAAAAGGTGTTAAGGGTAAAGATGTAGACCATAAAGATGGCAACCCTATGAACAATTCTAAAAATAATTTAGTAACAAAAAATAAATCAAATAATAGGTCATTCAAACGTAATAAAAATGCTGGAAAGGCTTAATGTCGTTCTTAGTAGCGAATGTACCACCTATAAAAGTTTATGTTAAAAAACAATATTTATATGACCATGAAAAAGGTCATGGAGAATTTGTAGAAGGTGTTTGGGTTAGCTGTAAATCTATCCAAGGTAGAGCGCTCTACTTTGAAACGTATCTGCCTGAATATGCTGCTGTTTATGATAAGCTCCCTATCAGTGCTTTTGTTACTTCCCCTAATATTAAAGATGATATTTCTTTAGAAGAATTAGAACTGTGGGATGCATTTAGTTATCACATTACAGTAATAGAAAAAACAACGGTACCACCAAAAGCAAGATACTTGTCACCATCAAAGAAATGGTATGAAGGAGAATATTTATTTACAATAGACAGTTGTCATCCCGATCATAATTTACCAAATATAAATTATTCACAAGTTCCAGCAGAACATAAATCATTTAACATACTAGAATTAGACAATGGTCACTTTGCAGCACAACCAAATAACCGTACATTGTTCTATGATAAATCACTAACACCATCAGAACCAAAACAACCTGATTTTAAAGTATCGACTAAAGAGTATGCTGTAGAATCAGTTAGTAAATGGACAGCTGGGGATGATACAAATTATTTTTACAACTTCCTTGAACAAAAATAAATAACATGATATAATAATTTTGACCGCCATAATGGGGTCAAAACAATAACGCTTAAGAAAGGTTATATTATGATGAAGACATTATTAGATTGGGAACCCTACAGACCGTTTACGGTTGGTTTCGATACGATTATGGATAGACTGTTAGAAATAGATACAGCTATTCCAAATTACCCACCATACAATATTAGAAAAATAGATGAACTACAATATGTCATTGATTTGGCAGTTGCTGGTTTTGGTAAAGAAGATATTGATGTGAAGTATGGGGATAATACTTTAACAATAAAATCTATTAAGAAAGAAGGTAAAGATGATGAGAAGATGGTACATAAAGGAATCTCTCAAAGAGCATTTAAAAGAACGTTTGCACTTGCAGACGATTTGGTGGTAAACAATGCCACTCTTGAAAACGGTCTTCTTTCTATTGAGATTGAAAAGATTGTTCCCGAGGCTAAAAAGCCTAAAACAATCGCTATAAAGTAGTAGCATTCAGGCCCCCCTTTAACTTGAACAGGAGATAAAATGGACGCAAGTGTGTTTAAAGATAGATTACTAATAGCACTAGATGAAGCTATATCAGCTAATAAAGACCAAATAGCTGGAGCTGGTGCAGACGATTTTGCCTCATATAAATATATGTTAGGCATTGCTCATACTTTAGAAGATATGCAAGCTAGAGTAAAAGATGAGTTTAAAAAGTTGTATAAACAGGAGATTATAGATGACGAAAATTGAACTACCAAAACCTTCAGGGTTTAGATTATTAATAAAATCTAGAGAAATACAAGAAAAAACTAAAGGTGGTATTATATTAACAGATGATACTAAAGATATAGCTAAACATGCATGTGTTGTATCACAAGTTGTTTCTATGGGAGACGAATGTTACCATGATAAAGAAACAAAATGGTGTAAAATTGGAGATTGGGTTCTTACAGGTAAGTATATTGGACTAAAGTTTAAATATGAAGGTGAAGAATATGCAATGATAAACGATGATGAAGTTCTTGCAATTGTACCAAATCCTGATAAAATAACACATAAATAGACTTGCAATAAGTCTGTATCTAGTATACAATAGTATTTAAGCGATAAACGCGGGTCGCAACCGAAGGAGGTCTAATGATAGACGAAGAAAGACAGGAAGAGCAACTAGAAGAAGAAGAGATAGTTGTAGAACTTCCATCAGAAGAATCTGAAGGCACAGAAAAGCCTGAAGAGCCTAAAGATACCGAGGCTCCAGTAGAATCCGAAGAAACCGTAGAAGAAGAATCTGAGTCAGTTGATGACGAAGAAGAAGATGAAGTGGAAAAATCTGAAGAGGAAGATGAATCTAAAGATAAAAAGGTATTTGGCAAGCGTGCAGAAAAACGCATTAAACGTCTTGTTAAAGAAAAAAAAGAATTAGAAGCCAAGGTTAAGGAGTTAAAAGACCAAGAACAATCATGGACTTCTGAACGAGCTGAATTACAGTCTCGTACACAGGATTCAGAATTACACGCGATTAATCAATATATTGATAGATTAAAAGCTCAGGAAAAACAATCTTTATCTGCTTTGCGTACAGCAAAAGAATCAGGTGATATTGATGCAGAAATAAAAGCACAAGATGCTTTAGCATCAGTTAAAGCTGAAACTTTAGTAGCTGAACAATATAAATCAAGAGCAGAAACTTCTCCTAAAAAAGAAGCAAAAAAAGAAGAACCTAAACAAGAACAAACATCCGCACCAGATAGAAAAGCTCTAAACTGGCAAAAGCGAAATGAATGGTTTGGAGGTTCTTCAACTAAAGATAGAATCATGACTCAAGCAGCTATGGTAATTCATAAAGAATTAATTGAAGAGGGGATAGGCCCTAATATTAGTTCGGATGAATATTATAATGAACTTGATATGAGAATAAGGGATGAATTTCCTGAGAAATTTAAAAACAAATCAGTGAAAAAAATTCCAACAGTTATGGGTGGCACGCGCTCCACTCTGGGAAAAAACCAAATAAAGCTAACTAAAACGGAAGTTGAAATGGCTAATAGATTGGGAGTTTCTTTACAAGAATATGCGCGACAAAAAGTGCGCCAAACACAGGCGGGAGGTTAAGATGACGAAAGCAACACAAACCAGCCGTAAAACTAGAGCATCGGCAACTCGAAAAAAAGTTTGGGAACCAATGGCAAAGCTAGACGTTCCTGAAGATAAAAAAGATGTGGATATGGAATATGTCTGGGTTAGACATGAATTATTGAATAACCCTGATGATGCAAATGTTCACGAAAGACTACGCGAAGGCTATGAGCCAGTTACACCTGATGAACTTGGGGATGACTATCATGCTGACGTAATGTCTGCTGGCAAACACGCAGGTACGGTTAGGTCTGGTGACTTAATTCTTATGAAAAATTCTAAAGAATTAGTGGCTCAGAAAAAAGCGTACTACGAAGCTCAAAGCAGAAAGATGGGTAATGCTTATAGTGCAGAATATATGCAACAGCAAAATCCTAATATGCCAGTCTCTGATGACTCTACTTCTTCGACAACAAGAGGTGGACGAATCGAAAAACCGAAATTTGAGAAGTAAGTTTATAACGAGCTTTTCAGATTGATTAAACTTTAAACTTGCATTAAGGAGAAATTATGGCAGGATATGGACTTTCACCAGTTAGACAAGCAACTGGTGGCACGATCAGAGCCAACAATTTTACTGATGGTAACGGCTATAGAATAGCTGCTACTGCACCTACAGCATACTTTGAAGGGGATTTAGTTACTTATTCAGCGGGCCTTTTGGTTACTGATATAGGAGCTGCTTCACCTGGATCTGTTGTTGGTGTATTCTGGGGAGCAGAGTATCAGGACAATTCTACTGGAGATGTAAAGTTTGTACGTTCAATCCCTAACGGCACAGTTGCAAAAGCTCAATATAAAGCATATGTCTATGATGACCCAAACACTTTGTTTAAGATTCAAGCAGATCAAGATACTACAGCAATTGCAGCAGCTAACGTTGGAGAGAACCTACAAATTGTAGCATCACCTTCTGGTTCAGCGACTACTCACAAAAGCGGTCTCGTAGCAGACTCTAGCACTAAAGCAACTACAAACACTTTCCCACTACAACTTTTAGGTAGTGCGCAAGATGATTTGGGTTACACAGCTGCTGGTACTACTATGGACGCACTAGTGAGAATTAACTCACATCAACACCGTACGGGCGCTACAGGCGTTACAGGTATATAATTAGGAAAGGATAGATTATGGCTATTTCAAGAGCACAACTCCTTAAAGAATTGGTACCTGGCTTACATGCGATTTTCGGAACTGAATATAACAGACACGAAAATGAACATGCGGTGCTATTCGATGAGGAAACATCAAATAGAGCCTTCGAAGAAGAAGTTTTATTTCCAGGTTTTGGAGAAGCTTCTGTTAAATTTGAAGGTCAAGGCGTTAACTATGCAGAAACTGGCGAAGGTTGGATTTCTAGATATCAACACGAAACTGTTGCTATGGCATTCTCAATTACTGAGGAAGCAATGGAAGACAATCTTTATGACAAACTGTCAACTAGATTAACAAAATCATTAGCAAGAGCTATGGCTTCTGCTAAACAAACAAAAGCAGCGAATGTATATAACAATGCATTCTCAAGCACACAACTAGGTGGAGATGGTGTTGTACTATGTTCAACAGCTCACCCACTTCAAAGTGGCACTACTGCTTCAAATACTTTTTCATCACAAGCAGAGCTTTCTGAAACTTCTTTAGAAACTGCTCTAATTGCGATTGCTGGATTTACTGACGATAGAGATATCCCAGTAGCGTTGCAAGCTCAAAGTTTGCACATTCCAAGACAATTGATATTTGTAGCTGAGAGATTAATGAAATCTCCTGGTAGAGTTGGTACTGCTGATAATGATATTAATGCACTTAGCAACATGGGAATGTTGCCAAAAGGGTATTTTGTAAATCACAGATTTACTGATACTAATAATTTCTTTATCAAAACAGACTCACCTAACGGTATGAAGATGTTTAACAGAGCTCCTGTTAAAACTTCTATGGAAGGTGACTTTGAAACTGGTAACGTTAGATACAAAGCAAGAGAGAGATACTCTTTTGGTTTCTCTGACTGGCGTGCTATTTTTGGAGCAAATCCAAGCTAATTAAAAAAGGGGGTGCCATAAAAAGTGCCCCCTTAATAAACCCAGAGACTGCTTAGGCAGACATAATAAAAAAGGAAAAGACGATGGGAACAACTACTTTTAACGGAACAGTCAGATCGGAAACTGGCTTTTCACAAATAACAAAGAATAGCACTACAGGTGTTATTACAGAAAATACAACTATCGATTCAAGTGGTAACACTTCAGTCGCTGGAACATTAGGTGTAACAGGAAGATCAACTCTAACTGGAAACACTATTGCTACAACTGCGGGTACAGGTATCACAACTGGTACAGGTACAGTTTATGCAGCTTCAGTAATTAAAACAGGCGGTATTTTTCATACTAAAATTTTAATTGACTTAACAGGTTTAGCATCATCTGGTTCTGGTGACATTATCGGAAAAGCAGCAACTGCTAATTCTCACATTGGACAAATCACAGCAGCCGTGAACGGAACAGTTCTTGGTGGAAAACTGACTTGTTTAGAAGCTCCAGCAGGCGGAGACCCAGATATCAACTTATGGTATGCGGATGAAGCAACTGGTGCAGAAGATGCAGCAATAACTAGTTTAACTAATCAGACACAAATGTGTGACAGTGGTGATTTAGCTTTAAATAGCGTAATCAGCATTCCAACACCACCAGCAGCAGATAAATATATTTATATGGTAACTGGTGCAGCAACAGACGCTGATTATACAGCTGGAAAATTACTTATTGAATTTTTCGGTTATACTGCGTAACTAATTAACTAGAGTGAGGTGTAAAAGCCTCACTTTTTATAAAGGACAAAACTATGGCAGGATATTCAGACGTAAAGTCTACATTTATATCAGATACTGTTGCAGCAGACCCTAATGGTTATTCAGCTTCAGCAGCTGTTGGTGATGGCGCGGCATTAACAATTGGAGGCGCTTTAGCTTCTGGTGGTTCCGTAACCAATAGTTCTGGAAGATTAACTGTAATTGTGTCGGCTGGCGATGATTCAGGTATATCATTTACTGTTGTTGGCACTGATGTAACTAGTGCGGCAATGACAGAAACAATTACTGGAGCAGATACAGGCACTGCTACAGGAAGTAAATATTTTAAAACAATCACTTCTATAACAGCTGTTGGAGACCCAGCAGGAAACGTAGAAGCAGGAACTGCGGCTGATGCAGCAGATGTTGTATTTGCAGGCCCAACAAGATTAAAGGGAGCAAATATGGTTAATGATGCAGCGGCAGGTACAGTTGAGTTTGTTGATACTTCAGATGCTTCGGCTATCGGTTCAGCAAGCACTTCATTAAAAGTTGGCACTGTAGCTTCAGCTACTGCTATCAGAGACATGACAATTCCTGATGAAGGATTAAGATTTAAAAATGGTTGCTTTGTTAAGTTTACTGTAGGAAAATGCGAAAGTATAACTACATTCCAAGCTTAACATGGAAGAGCAAAACATTGATATAAAGAACAAACTTGATATTGTGGAACTTAAAGGTGAAATAAAATTACTGCGTCAAGAAGTTGATACAGTAAAAAATAATCACATTTGGCATCTACAAAAATCAATAGACGGTATTAATAAAGTATTATGGACTGTAGGGTTTATGGTGCTTGCTCAATTTCTTTGGGTTATTAAAACTGTTATAATGGGATAGGAGACTAGTATGGCTACCTCTGGTACTTATACTTTTAATCTTGATACTGGTGAAATAATACAGGAAGCTTATGAGCGTTGTGGTATAGAAACCAAAAGCGGTTATGATTTAAAAACTGCTAGACGCTCATTAAACTTATTATTAACTAAATGGGTTAATGATGGTGTAAATTTATTTACATTAGATTTAGAAACAACTGATATGACAAAAGACCAAGGTCATATTACATTCAATTCTACGTCACATTTAGATGTACTTGATGCAGCAATTAGAGATAACTCTAACACTTCAGATACTTCAGATATTATTTTAGAAAGAATTAGTATGGATGAATATCTTGCTATACCAAGTAAATTAAATACAGGTAAACCTGTACAATATGCAGTAGAAAGAAACTCTCAATTTACATCTTCAACTTCAGCAACTCATAAAGTTTATTTATGGCCTATACCAGACCAAACATATTATCAATTTTTAAGTTGGAGTATTAAATATCCTCAAGATGTATCTGCGACATACACACAAAATCCAGATATACCTAGAAGATATTTACCAGCATTAATAAGTGGTTTAGCTGTAGAGTTAGCTATTAAAAAAGTACCAGATAGACTTGCAGTGTTAAAACCATTGTATGATCAAGATTGGGAAAAAGCCAGAGAAGAAGATAGAGAAAGAGTTAGTTTTCACGTTCAACCACAGATTTACTAATGGCTAGATATTCTGCTGGTAAAAAAGCACATTTAATTGAAGATCGTTATGGTCGTAAGATTAGATATAAAGATGCAAGAACAGAATGGACAGGAAGTCGTGTTCATAAAGCTGATTTTGAATCTAAACATCCTCAGTTAGAACCACAGAAATATTTAAAGAAAACTAGATCAGATCTTTTATTTAAACCAAGACCTGATAACGACAGTAAAAATCAAACTACAACTTTTAGAGCAGGGCCTTTATTTAAAAACTTTGCTGCTAAAATGGGTACGTTTATTGGTGAAGTATCAATCAACACTTCAGAAGATTCTCCAGGTTTTAGCGCAACAGCATCTCAAGGTACTCCTTCATATGTAGCTCAAACTAATCCATCAGGAATAGCTGGCACATCATCACAAGGAACTGTAGCTCCAACAGCTATAACTAATCCTACAGGGATAGCTGCTACTTCTGGTCAAGGGGGGCCTCAATTTAATCTAACTGAAAATGCAGCAGGTCAAGCAGGTACTTCAGCACAAGGTTCATTAAGCTTTAGTGCTACAGAAAACGCAGTAGGTATAGGGGCTACATCAGCTCAAGGTACAGTTGACCCTCAACTAGTTGTTGCGATAAGTGGGTTGCAAATGACTGCTGGACGTGGTACAATATCAATAGGACAGCCTGGATGGGGTAATAATCCTTATGGCTTAGGAACATGGAACAATTAATATGGGATTAACTTACGTACAACTAAAACAAGCTATTCAAGATTGGTCTGAAAATGATGCAGCTGAATTTACAACAGCTACTGGTTCTGGTAAAGCGCCGATTGACCTATGTATAGAATTAGCTGAAGACAGAATACAAAGAGAATCAGACCTTAATTATCATAGAAAAACTACCACTATTTTAGTAACTGCAGATACAAATACAACTGCTGTCCCTCAAGATGTTTATGTTACAAGATATATGAAACTACAAACAGGTGAGTTTTTAGAAGAAAAAGACGATACATTTATAAGAGAATATACACAAAATAGCGCAACTACAGGTACTCCTAAGTTTTTTGGATACACTAGTACAGGCGCTGCTTACTCTTCAAGTAATAGACGAGTAAATTATTTATTTGGCCCTGTTCCTAGTGTTGACACTACGCTAGAAATAGGTTATACTATTAAACCAGCAGGATTAAGTTCTACCAACGCAAATACTTACGTTGGAGATTTTGCTCCTGATGTCATATTATATGCTAGTCTTGTAGAAGCTAGTATATTTATGAAAGACACAGGCGAGAAATTGCAAAGATATCAAGGTCTATACGACCGTTCTTTACAAACATTTCTAGCCCAAGAACAACTAAGAAAACGAACTGACGAGTTCATAAAAGGTGAAATAAAAGGATAAGATATGGCATTAACATCAGCACTTTGCAGCACTTTTAAAAAAGAACTATTGGAAGGCGATCATGACTTCAACAATGGAGCTGATGCTTTCAAAATAGCCTTATTTAAAGCTAACGCAAGCATAACAGGAACACACGGAGCGGCTACTACAAACTACTCTGACATGACTGGAGCATCCGACGAACTAGCTGCAACAGGAAACTATAGTTCAGGTGGAAATACATTAACAAATGTAGACCCAAGTGTTTCAGGCACAACAGCGATTACAGATTTTGCAGATACTTCATGGACTTCTGCAACATTTACAACTCGTGGTGCATTAATTTATAATTCAAACGATTCAAACTCAGCAGTAATGGTAATTGATTTTGGTGGAGACTACACAGTAACAGGGGGCACATTTACTATTGCATTCCCAACTGCAGACGCATCAAACGCAATTATTAGAATTGCATAAGGAATAAACTATGGCATCAACATGGAGTAATTTAGGTTTAAGGTTAATGACCACAGGGGAAAACGATGGAACCTGGGGTGCACAAACCAACGACAACTTAAATAGAATAGAAGA